TTCTGCAACTGATACTCTAGCGTTGTCAGCAGCCACCAGTTGATTTGATTTCTGCAGCTCACCATCAGCCATGACAGACATCTTGCCTTTATTTGTAGCTATAGATTCTATGTTTGAAAGCTTAGAGTTATCAATATCTAAAGCCGTTTTTGCTTTCTGTAAAATTGAATTTGAAAGAACCGCGAGCTTGGCCTGGTTGTTTAGTGTTGTAGTAGAATTGGAGGCCTTTTCAGCTAATATGGCATTTATCTTAGTCTGTCTTTGAAAGTCCTTATTAGAATTTTCAAGTATTGTTTCACTGCTAGTCTGAGCTGCTGCTTGTAAAACTGAAATACTCGATTGAAGTGATTCTTGCTGAGCCAATGCTTTGTTCTGTCTCTGAAGTGCCTGTTCGCGCTTCGCATCGTTTGCTGCAGCCCTTGCTGATGACTTTGCAATCTTATCGTAGTACTCTTGATTCTTTTTAGGTTGTTTATCGCCTGCCATAATCTATCAGTTGTATATATCTAAACGCTTTGCTAACTCATCGGCGTGTTTAATTCCATCCTTTGCAGCTTCTATCTTGTCCATTAAATCCTCTACTGCTTTCTTGCCTTTTGGGCCAGAAGCTGAAATTCTTTCTAGACTAGCTCTATATCTTTTATCGTTTGATTTTTTTAGTATGCCTGATATATGGTTTAGTACACCATCTACCACGCCTTCTTTGGTAAGACTATTGTTTTCTGAAAGTTTTTTAGAAATTATCTTTCTAACGTATTCCCTTAACTTTTTCTGCTTCATTTATACACTCCAGCTTGCGCTTAATTAGTTTTATATAAATATCAACGTTATTTGGATTTCGAGAAGTTTGGACGCCTTATAGATGTATTACTGCTCTTACCTTTTTGAGACTTGTCCATCTGCTCTCTCTCAATCTTGTGCTGATCATTTAGCTTTCTTAAATAAAATAGCCTTAGATATACCGGCATCTTATATACGTCATCATGACTAAATCCACCGTTTGAGAAATAAAGCAGTTGGAATATCTGCTCGTGTAGAATGGCCTTATAGTTAAGACCTAGGCCAAAAAAACTCTACGGTCATGGGAATATTAACTGAATCTTCGTGACCACATTCATCGCATTCAAAGTATATTGACATGTCAACATCAGGTGTAACCTTTTCAAGATTGTTCCTGAATGCTAAAGAGTCTCTAGATATGAATTCGTTTTCAACAAAGTTGTTTATAGCCTTTACTGTCTCATCACCATCTACAGCTGTTATCACTTGCTTAAGTCTACTTGTTAAATCATATGAAATTACAGATGAATGAGTTTTCTTTTTCATTCTCTTTACTTCAGCTTGAATTTTCTCTTCGTCTGAATGAGAAAGTAACTTGAATGTAAGTGTTTTCTTGCTTAAAGGTAGTTCAAATTCAAATGTGTTTGAATCGGTTGTTATTTCAACGTCTTTGTTTTCCAAACCTGCTAAGTCTACAGTTTCGCTTTGCTTAGACTGGCACTTAGGACAAGGTATCTCTACAGGATATTCAGCACCATAACCTAATACTCTTGCTGCTACCATTACAGCGTTTTTATCACCTAATAATAAATCATCGTAGTTTACTCTTACGCCAGCACCATTACTAATAATTAGTGAACGCAATAGCATATCTATAACTACACCTTTTTGTATTAAATTTTGAGATGTAAGAATATCCTCTTCCTTTGCAGTCATATACTTCATTTCTATCTTACCTGTTCTCAGAGGATGCCCTTCTGGATATAGCTTACCTTCGCTTGGTAGATCAATAACTTCAGTTGGGAATTTAGAATCTTCAGTTTTCTTTACTTCAGTTTCTTGTATTAGTTGCTGCTTAAGTGCATCTGTTGTGATTTCCTTTCCAGGATAATCGTCTGTCATTTTTGCCATTGTATAACTCCTTTTGTATTTTTAATATAACTAGTATATATAAATATATATTAACTTAAAAGTTTGCAAAAAAATAGCCTGAATTAACAGGCTACTTAATTTTATATAATAAATGTAATTATTAGTATTGTAGAATCCAGTAGTCACATCTTATAGTTAAAGCTATGATAGCAGGTACACCGTCATTTTCCCAAGAGATTTCACCAAAGTCAGCATCTGTTAAGAAAGCACCTTTACCAGTCCATTCTTCTACCTTATCACCTACAGGTCCAAGAACGTTGATTGTTACATCTTTCTTATAGAAGTCTGCATAACCATTTCTACCTGTTACTGATTCATGGTGGAGCCTTGCCCATTCCATAACAGCCTGAGCACCTGATGGTACAATAGGATCGTATAGTTCTACAGTTATAGCGTCCCAATTACTTCGTCCTTTGATGAATCTGGAATTGTTTATGTGCTTAATTTCAGTTTCACCATTTACTAGCTTTGGTCTTGCTGCTTTTCTTATTAAATATGAAGGTATTCCATCTACGTAAAATACGAATCTATTTGTTACCTTTGGTTCAAAGGCCGTGAACATTAGTTCTGTTGGGTCTATTAAATTTGCCATCTTGTTTTATCTCCTATTTAGTATAAATATCACTAATCGTTAAATGTTGCGCCTGTTGGCATTATGTTAAAGTCAACAACAATGAATTCAGCTGCTTTAGCTGGTTGAATAAATATATCACCTTTCATGATGTTTCTATCAATGATATCAGGTGTATTGTTTGTTTCATCCATTATAACCTTGAATGCATAAAGACCTTGTCTTTGTTGTACTGATTCCATGTAAGGATTAACTTGTGATAAGAATCTGTTTCTAGTTGCTGTTGTGTTGTTTTCGAATATTAAGTATTTAGATACAGATGCAATAAATTTCTTAAGGTTAATTAACAACCTTCTTACATTTACACGGTCAAGAGCAGAAGCTTTCTTTTGAAGAGTTTTCTGTCCCCATACAACCACACCTTCACCAGGGAATGAAGCTACCGGGTTAACGTTTGATTCATATAATGTATCTCTGTTAGCATGTGTTAATTTTCTTGCAGCCTGTACAACTGTTTCCTGTCCACCTCTATTTAAACCTGCAGGTGCGAACCATTCAGCAGATACCTTATCATTAAATGCATAGATACTTGGCATAATTACAGATTGTGGAACCCAGATATATTTACCTGTTGCAGGGTCCGCAATTTGTACCCATGGCCAATACATTGCTGCATAGCTTGAATCAAAGTTTTCTGCTTGTTGTGTTACTGAAGCTATATTGGTAGTTGTATAATCAACTGGATCAATGATTGTCATCATATCGCCACGTTCTTCACATACAGAAACCATTTTGTTAGTTAAAGCAGGAGACATTTGGTATGTAATTCCTGGAGCTATAAGCAAGTTGATATCGAATTCATCTTGATTTGCTAAAAGATTGAATGCACAGTTATATGCAATATATCCAGTATCTGATACAGATGCTATATCTAACCCTTGGAAGTTTCCAGCTGTTGATGCAGAATAGTAATTAGCTATACCTGTTGCGCCTAATGGAGAATCTACAAAGAAGTTAGTACCATCAGCACCACCAGTAAAAGATCCTGAACCTATCATCGGTAAAGATGCTGTCAAGTTAGTATCTCTGATATCTCCGTTTTCAGTTAAATAATCGATTGTATTTTTTATAGAGTCTTCATCGATATAAACGAACTGTGATCTGTTTTTGTAATTTCCTTTTGGCTGAATAAATGGATACGCTGTTGTTGAATCCTCGACCGACGGTCTTTGAGTTCCAATTACAGCACCTATATAATTATTTTCATTTGGATCTAGTGAGCAGTTGTTCCATGTTTCAAGAATAACTTTTCTCTTTTTAGAATCATCAGCTCTACGAATCATCAAGGTAAATGAACCTTTCTTTTCGTTTACATTTGATACTTCCCATCTAACATTGTTTCTTGTACCGAACTTAGTACCAACACCTCCAACTGATTTAGATACAAAAACATCATTTGCTGATATCTGTAAATTAGTTAGTGATGAACCTGGTATACTATTCATAAGTCTACCGTCAGTGTGTGTTTTAATTTGAAATGATACATTATTAACATTGTATGTAGAACCAGATGTCATAACACCGGATCTTGCAGCTAATGATGAAGATGCAGCTACTGCATTTGTTGAAGCAGATGCTGCCATCGCCCATGATCCTGAATGGAAAAATATTTGATTTTCGCCAGTTGAAGAACCTGTAATTTCAATTTCTGATACTGCACCGCCTGTGCCTGAGCGAGAAACAAATGTATCTCCTGTTATTCCTGCAGGTGTAGTGTTTGAAGTTGTGTTACCAGCAATAAAGTTTGCAGAAAAACTAACTAGTGATGAAGATGCAAAGTAGTATATTGCAGGTGTTACAGAAGTATTATTTTGTGGCATCGGTGCATCTACACCAACGAATTGATATGCAAGACCTGATGATGCTGTATACTGAACTATCCCTCCGTCATGAAGTGATTCTGATGTATGCATAGACATAGAAGCTCTGAACCCTGTGTTTGCAGTTCTCTGTAAATGTGTATGTGAGTTTGCGTTACCAGCGTCTGTTGGCATAACTCTTACAATAGTTGCAGGTCCACCGTGCTTTAAGTATTCTTTTGCAGTTATTGATGTTAAGTATTGGTAGTAATTACTACCTGACTTAAAAGCA